GACTTTTTGCAATCACCTAGTATAATATACGTATATTATTCTACTAAATAGGTGTACTTGTGAAATATGCTCTGATCGATACTGCTAATACATTTTTCCGTGCCCGACATGTTGCCAGTCGCAATAGCGATACTTGGGAAAAGATCGGCATGGCTCTGCACCTCACGCTTTCCAGTGTCAATCAGGCTGTACGCAAGTATGGCATTGATCACGTTGTATTCTGTCTTGAGGGCCGTAGTTGGCGCAAGGATGTTTATGCTCCCTACAAGGCACATCGTAAAGTTGCTGAGGCTGCACTCACAGAAACCGAACAAGAAGAAAACAAAATGTTTTGGGAAACGTATGACATGTTCACTACGTTCCTTCGTGAGAAAACTAACGTCAGTGTGTTGCGCCATGAACGTGCTGAGGCAGATGACTTGATCGCACGTTTCATTCACTTGCATCCCAATGACGATCATTACATCATCAGTAGCGATACTGATTATGTTCAGTTGATTGCAAGTAACGTCAAGCAATATAACGGTGTCGCTAATCAATTGATTACTCTTGAAGGTTATTTTGATGACAAGGGTAAGCCTGTCAAGGACAAGAAAACTGGTCAGCCTAAGGAGTTAGGTGATCCCCAGTTTGTATTGTTTGAGAAGATCATGCGCGGTGATGCTGGTGACAATGTGTTCAGTGCTTATCCTGGTGTGCGCACTAAGGGTAGCAAGAACAAGGTTGGACTCATCGAAGCATATGCTGATCGTACAAAGCAGGGCTTCAATTGGAACAACATGATGCTACAGCGTTGGGTTGACCCCGATGGTGTTGAACATCGTGTGCGTGAAGATTATGAACGTAATCGGTTGTTGATTGATCTGACTGCGCAGCCTGACGAAATTAAGCAGATAGTTGATGCAAGCATCACTACAGGTGTGCGCCTTGAGACAACGCCGCAAGTTGGTGTTCACTTTATGAAGTTTTGCGGCAAGTATGAACTGCAAAAGATTAGCGAACAGGCTGATAGTTATGCTAAGTGGTTGAACAATCCATATAAGGGTGAACTAGCAAATGGTTAATTTTGAGAAACTTTAGCAGAATGAAACTAGGGCTTATAACGATTGATGATTTTTACGATGACCCTGATAGTATCAGGGACCTCGCCTTATCCTGCGAATATAGCCAAGAAGGATTCTCAGAAGGTTATAAGCACGGAAATGCCCCCTGGGCAGGCAAGATGAGTACCGCAAGCCATTCCCCAAACTGGGTAGATGCTAAGATAAGCAAACTGTTGAACAGACATTACAGACAGATGCCGCAATGGGATAGTGGAAAGTTCCGTAACAGTAATAAAGGAAATAAATCTACAAACGTGTGTCATGTCAACACGATTGCTAAGAATCATTATGCGGGGGTAGTTTACCTGAATAAGAATAAGAACGATGTACCGGGAACGACATTTTATACACATAAAGAAACCGGGTCTGATTTTGCAATAAATAACCAGCACATTTTGAATTTGATGAAAAATGGGCACAATGAAGACCCTACAGCATGGGAAGTGAATATGATATCCTATATCAAGTATAATAGGTTAATCATATTTCCTGCAAACAAGTTCCATAGCCCCGGGAACGGTTTCGGTACGGGGAAGAACACTAGACTGATACAAGTTTTTGCTTGGGAAATTATTCAATAACGAGGAGATTATGACAGAACTTATTGCAAAGCCAATCATCAAAGACCAATATTGGGTAGTCACAGACGGCGAAAAGAAAGTAGGAAATGTCCAGGCTAACAGCGCAGGGTATGAAGTTATTTTAAATGGCAGCACATTGCAATTTAATAATACCAAGGACATACAGAAAACCACGAGGATCAGTTTTCAACCTATGAAGTCTAATAGGTCGAAGATTTCTATGCCTTATCCTGAGTTCCCTACACCAACAAAGACATATAATAACATTTTCGATGTGAAGAGGAAACTGCACGTTTTCACTAAGAGCACCAAGAGCAAGTGCCATCATGTCGCTGGATGGTTCAATATCAACCAGAACGGTCATAATCAGACTGTTTTTTGCCCTAAGTATATCTTTATCCAGCGATATCCTTATCAGGGCCCATTTAAAACAGAGGATGAGGCCAAGAGTCAACTAAATAATTAAGATGATTCATATCAAGAGGTTTTTGGATAAAGTCTCTCATATGGACAGCAAAAGGTCGAAAGACTTAGTTTTGCCCATGGATGAGGCCAGAGTTTTGAGGGATGAGATAGCGAAGTTACTAGCCGATCTCCATGAACTCAATAACGATGATAAGAAAACCGAAGAGGTGGTCAAAGTCGAGATAACAGGCGGAAAATTTAAATGAGTAGAACACAACCTAAAGTAATACTTGAATACGTAGACAAGAATACGTACAAGTGCGACCAGATCGTAGAGGCATCTGGCATATGGGCTGTGTTTTATGAGGGCCAGCCTATCAATCTCAAGAGCCAACACTATCTCGCTAACGAAGCCGCACCTAAGTATAAGAAGACTAGTTTCAGCAATCCCGGTCATGCTAGAAACTTATGCCGTAAACTCAACAATCAATTCAAGACCGACAAGTTTACAGTGGTGTTCATGAACCAAGGACGCCAAGTCTATCCTGATGAAGACTAAAGAAGAGATCACTATAGCGATCATCAAAATATTAGAGATAGACACTTCTCAACCTAAACTTTCAGTAAACGATCTTACGTTCAAATGGTGGGCTACCGGACGCACAGGTACAGGCCTCAGATTGACTGAGGATGGCATGGAAGCGTTCACTAAAGCAGACTTAGAGTATTTCGATTTCCCTGTGTTTGTCAATGACAAGTACAAGGGAATAAAGAAAGAAGATTTAAAAAAGTTTACACTGAATCTAGGCAAGAAACTAAAATGTCCTTGGTATATAGGTTTAAAAAACCAACAAGCGAAATCAGCATATATAAGGATATATGACAGCAAGATCGCCATGATGATCACCTTATACGGCGGCTTCCTAGATTATATCGAATCAGCAAAAACATGAAAAAACCTATCACACTAGTAGAAGTAGACGGGGACAAAAGATTAACATTGCCCCCTGAGATGCACTCTCATCTAAGCACACATGCTTATCTATATTTGCAACCACGAGGATGGTTCAATGATTATCCAATGGACGAAGAAGGTATCACACCGTGGTATACTTTTCCTGCAATATCTTTCATCAAAGATGTAATATCTAAAGAAACTAAAGTATTCGAATATGGTACTGGATTCAGCACGATATTCTTTAATACCAATGCAGGAGAAGTAGTTACAGTAGAACATGATGGAGAGTGGGTGCAAAGAATAAAAGACAATGTACCTAATGCATTGATACACACTATAGATCAAAATGCTAAAGTTCACGATGATGCTGTCGATACTGTAGAAAGATTTAAATCGACATTCACACAATTTGAAAGCGGAGACAAGTCACACGATATCAAACACGGACTAGTCAATAACGAGTTTGCAGGTTATGCTAGCAAGATTTATGAATATCCTCATGGATACTTTGATATCATAGTACTTGATGGTATGGCTAGAACATTGTCGGGTGTATTAGCCGCAGAGAGAGCCAGAGACGATACATTGATCATATTAGATAATAGTGATCGATGGCAATATAATCCATTACAAGAATATCTAAACCAAAAAGGTTTCATGCGTATAGATTTCTGGGGTCCAGGTTGGAATAACTATCATGCCTGGTGCACTAGCATTTTTTGTAAGAAATTTAGTTTTAAAAACAACAGGTTACTAAGACCTGAACAAGAGGGGCCTATATTATCATGAGCGAAGACAAGAAACCAAAAAATCAAATGGCAGAATTACTAGCCCGTAAAAAGGCTATGCAAGCAAACAATAAGGGTCAGTTTAACCCAAACAACGGGGCAAAAGGCAAAGTAAGCCGTGGATTCGGCGGTCCTGCTGTTACCCGAAAAACGGGCAGGGGGTCTTGACCTTTTCATAACAATCTGTTAACATAATCATATCTGTTGTAACTATGGATATAGATTATGCGCAAGATTGCTTATGTTGTTAGCAGTATCATTCTTACTGCCTGCGGTGGCGGGGGCGGTGGTACTAGTCCTTCCCCTGTAGCAAACAACACACCCGCTACACCGGCGGTAGTTGTTTCCAGAGACTACTTTCAAGAAGTGTCTGGTGCATTCCCTGACCCTACACTAAATTATTGGTTCTTCAATCCTGCACAAGCCACTGCTCCCCTTGATACTTCTAGGTATCCTGCTAAGGTCGCAGGCAGTATCGCAGTCGATCTCAACAATGACGGCAAACTAGAATTTCTTATGACCTTTCACAAGGGTATAGGATCTGACCAATTGGCGCGTAGTTTTGTATCAGAGCCATGTCAAAGTTTGACAGTTATCTATGAACTCAATGCTGCCGGCAAATTTGTCGATGTAAGCGATACTTATATCGAAGGCACTAGAGATAGTAAGTCCTGCTCAGGATTCATCTACTCTGTGTTAGATATCAACGGCGACGGATTAAAAGATATCTTTTATTCCACTAATCAATCAGATGGTCGTAGCAACGATGCTGGATCTTTTGTGACTGGTTATGTCGTTGCATATATCAGCCAGCCTAATAAAAGATACAAGATGTATAAGACTGGCGAAGGTAAGTATTATGGAAGTATAGGTCATGGTATCGATTATTACGGTAAGGAGTTTGTAACCGCTAGCGGCTATCCTAGCGATCTAGGAGTTTACAAACAAAACCATAAGTATGTATGGAACGGCGCAGGATTACAGACTGTTTATGATGGTATATTACCTGGTATCAGTCCTGTGACATTTAACTTCTATTCTACTGACAGTAAGGTTTCTAACCGTATGGTTCAACAAACATACTTCAGAGGGCCGTATGGTGCTGAGGGTTACTATATGGAGAATGGTTCTTGGTATCCTACGAATCATGTGAACCCCAATATGAAATTGATCGCGTCTAGCGAATCAATCATTAATTACGCAGGTGACAAAAAAATTGTAGATATCTATGAATACCGAGGTAGACATGTGTTGACTTTGGGAACTGTAGAAAATCTCTGCACAGTAAAAATGGGTAAAGACGAACCCTTCACAGTCGGTATTATGTATATGCCCACACTAAAAACTGCATATACACCCGGTACAGAATTGAAATTTGAAAATCTTGAAATGCGAATAGAATTAACTGCATATGCTATCAAGGGTAAGCAATTGACTACGAACGCTATAAACATTGACGGGGAAACTAATTTCACCGGCGGCAGATTGCAATGTATCGATGTGAACAAAGATGGGTACGACGATCTTGTAATGAGCGTGGGCACAGGTAAGACCAACGAGATCAGCCGTATCTATATCAATCAAAAAGATGCTACCTTCAAGAAACTGGATATCGGCGATCTCTCTAAGTTTGTGTTGCATGATGTAGATAAGCATATGTCCGAGATGGCCGATTTCGACGGTGACGGCATAATGGATATCATCGTGTATCCGGACAATGTGCTGAATAACAAGTCACTAGCCGGATCTATCAAGTTTTTCAAGGGTACGAAGGCCATACAGTAAATCCCGCTGTCGTAAGTTGTTGATTTATATAGGGTTTTTCGTAGCATAAAAACAACAGTAAAAGGCTTGACTTTCGGGTAGTTTGGGTTCATAATATACACATACTGAACGAACGGAGATTGATATGACTACAGCAGTTTACAATGGTTTGTCCGAGCAAGAAAAGCGTCAGGTTCGCATGTTCGGATGCACTGAGGCCCAGATGCGTGAAGCGGTCGAGCAAAGTTTGACTTTTCGTTTCAGCGGTGCTGGCATGATGGCGATGAGCATACTTAGCGATTCGCAGGAAATGATTAACACCGAATATGGTGAGGTCGATTATATGCGGGCTGAGGACGCCCGTCAGGCGATCAATCGTGCTAAGTGGATCATCAGCACTTATCTTATGAAGTAAAAGGAGTACAGTTGATGGCATTTAATTATAATCTTTCACTTGAGCAGGTCGCCGAGCGTTTCAGCCAGGCTAGTTTCATCCTCGCACATGAGGGTGAAGAAATCGCTAAGGACGACCTTTACTTTATCTGCAAGCAATTAGAAGAGGCTCAGGCTGCTCTGCTCATGCACGCCAATAAACGTGAGACGCAAGATGCGTAAGGGTGAAGCGGTCACAGTACGTAGCGAAGCGGGCAAGGGTGTGAATTGCCCCATCGTTGACATGGAAGCCAACAAGATTTGGGTCAGATTTCCGACCAATCAGGTACTGGAAATGGACTATAACGAGAAGCGGAAACTATACGTAGGACGTATGGCCCGATTGGAATTCACCGTAGATCCAAAGGAAGCGTAAGTTGTTGTTTTTAAACAACAAAATATCCGGAAAATAATGGATAAAAAGGCTTGACTTTGGGCGCGAGAGGTACTACAATATATACATACAGTTGATTGATGGAGACTCTCATGTTTGACACTAAGATGGAAACGGCTCTCGAAAATCTCAAGACCGAGATTATCAGTAACTACAATACTTGGCAGAATGCTAGCGGCAAGCCCCGTACTGAGATTCAGGCGCGTATGCTTGACGAGTTTATCAATGGTATCCGCTTTGACGAAGGTAGCAAGTACATCAAGGTCGTGACCGGCTCTAGTGTATGGGGTTTCATCGTCAAGGGCAAGGACGCTAAGTTTGCTCCCGGCGACATTCTCAAGGCAGCCGGTTGGGCAGCGCCTGCCCGTAACAAGGCTCGCGGTAATGTGTTGTCTGGCGACTTGAGCAAGGTTCGCTGGACTGGTCCTGAATATCTGATCTAAGGAGAGCAACATGGCTCGCCAACCCAAGGTTCGCAAAGAGTTCTCTACCCTTTTGATGCTGAGTGCTGCCTGTGCCGCACAACGAGTCAACAAGTGTTATCTGAAATATGCTGATGATAACCCCGGCGTTGAGAATTCTGTTTATAGGCCTAGCAATCGTGAATTGGTCTATCAGTTCCTAGACAAACAAGATACGATCACCGATGCTGACCGTGAGTTGGCTGAGAAGGTAAGGACTTACTGGAACGGTAAGACATTCAAAATACTTACCGGCGAGTATATCAGTAATTTTGACCGTAGCGTGTTAGAATTGCTACAGAAGGAAACACTATTTGACGGCTACGACCTCGCAGTTGTCGCAAGCCTCCCTAATAGTTATCTCACCGGTATCGCCCGTGATGAGCGTGAACGCCGTGTCAAGTTTGCGCAGGGTGGTTATCTTGGTAATGTCGGCGATAAGGTGGAGGCTACCATCGAAGTCACCAAGTGTGTGTATAGTCAAAAGTGGGGCGTGTATTTCCTTACTGGTCTGACTACTAATGATCAGGCTGTGTTTTTTAGTTACAAGCAGGATGTTGCTCCTGGCACTGTTCTACAAATCAAGGGTAATGTTAAGCGCCAGGATAATAACACTACCCAACTTAACAGGGTAAAAGTGTTATGAAATATTTTGTAGGATTCATTCTTGGTATCATTGTGGCTACGGTAGGCTTTAGCGGTATCGCTAAACTACTAGATAATGGTGTCAACAAGGTCAAAGAGGTTGCGACCGAAAAGGCGCAATGAAAAAGAAACGACTATTAACAGGAAGAGATATGGGACTTGATCAATACGCATATATCGCCAGCAAGGCACAGGCTGATTACGAGAC